AGGTGCTGTGTTAATTCCTACAAGTCGTATTTACATGGATAAAAATGGTCATGTAGTAACTAAATTTGTTAACGGCTCTTCCTTAGATGCAGATAATTATATTAGGTCGCCGCTTGCTAGAGCGCATGCTATGTTTTTTGGTGGTGAAGAACTAACAGAAACAGAACTTCAACAAGCTAAAAAAGAGGCATTGTTAGATGTTGTAAGTCAGTATTATGCTTTAAAAGGAGTATATGGCGGTCTTAAAACAGCAATTACTGGTGAAGATGAATTTGGACGACCGATTCGCACAGGAGATACTTTTATAGAAGATGTTGTTGATACTATGGCAGCACTTGGAACTCCTTTAGAACCAGGGGCAATAAGTGATGCATCAAGATATATAAAATCAATCCAATCAGAAGAAGTATTAGGAAAAGGACAGGGCAAAACAAAATCTGGTTTTCCTTTTATAGCAGAAGAACAAAAAACAGCATTGATGTATGGTGTAAGAAATTTTACTAGAGACTTAACTGTTACATCTGGGTATATGATTAAACCTTATAGCTTTGAAAGAATTAATTCGGCTAGGTCTTTTAATACAAAAATAAAAGAGATAGAGTTAAAAGGAAGAACTCCAGAAGAAAAAGAAAAACTACGACAAGAAATTAAAAATGAATACAGAGCAATTCAAGATGAAAACTTAAAAAGAAATTTTCAATACTATGAAAGACAAAAAGTTATGGCTACGGGAGAATACTTTAATTTTGAAAATGAAAAAGTAGAATTTGACCCACTTGAAGCAGTGGCTGTTGTTTACGGACAAGATAAACTTATAACTAAATCAGATTATAAATCTGGGCTGGCATTAATTTCTGGTGCTAATGTACCAATTAATATTACAAGAAGAGATAAAAAAAGAATTATTGATAGAGAAGTTCTTAAATTTGACTCATTGCCACCTGATATTATTGGTGATTTAGCAGATGTTCAAACTGAATATAGAGGTGAAATAACAGAATTATATAAAAGAAAAATTTTAGGAATAGAAGACTAATGAATTATGATAAAGAGAAGCTGGTTGACCAGTTAATTAGACATGAAGGAATGGAACTTAAAGTTTACAAAGATAGTTTGGGAATTGAAACTATTGGTGTCGGGCGTAACCTTGTGGATAGGGGCGTTTCTGAAGAAGAGGCCCGTTACCTTTGCAACAATGATATTGATATTGTTGAGCAAGAGCTTGGGCAAAGTTTTCCTATCGTTAATAGCCTTGATGATACTCGCACTAGGGTTCTTTTGGATATGGCTTTCAATGTCGGCCTTCCTCGTCTTAGAGGTTTTAAAAGAATGTGGGCAGCTTTGGAAGACAACGATTACGGAGAGGCTGCAAAAGAAATGCTAGACAGCAAGTGGGCTAGGCAGGTTAAGACAAGAGCCTATACACTTGCTCGTATGATGGAATCAGGAGAAGAGTAATGCTACAGTTTTTAACACCAGTTGCTAACCTAGCTGGTCAGTGGATGGCTAACCGTGCAGAGAAGTCTAAAGCAAAGCAAGCACTAGAGGTTGCCAAGATTGAAGCTAAAACAAAGAAGGTTCAGTCTGATGCAAGTTGGGAAGAGACTGCTATGTCTGCCTCTGCAGACTCGTGGAAAGACGAGGCATGGACGCTAACTTTTATTGCCTTAATTTTTGCTTGTTTTGTCCCTGCACTACAGCCCTATATTGAGGATGGCTTTCGCTTCCTGCGTGAGGACTGTCCTGAGTGGCTGTCTTGGGGTATACTTGCCAGCATAGCTGCTAGCTTTGGGCTGAAGTCAATAGGCAAGCTCAAGGGTTAAGCACATTACTTACTACATCGTAAGCTAAATCAATCTTATCTTTTATATCTATTGAATCATTGCCCAAGAAAAATCCTTGGTCGTGTATAGTATTGGCGTTTGGTAATGAACCAATTGCTATGTAATCTAAATATTGTATAACAGGATTTCTTAGGAAGTTACCAGCAACGATTGGTCTAATCTCTACTTGTGCCGCCTGTAATGCATCGGTTACAATCTTTCTATCAATGTCTGGACATATTACAGAGAAGCCAAACCAAGAACTAATACCATTTTCTTCTTGTGTAACTACTATGTCCTCAAATTTTTTCTTAAAATATTTAGCATTCTCCTGCCTTTCTTTCATCATGCTAGGCCATTTGGCTAGTTGGGCTTGACCGATTGCCCCACTCATATCTAGTGGCCTTACACTATATCCAGGTAGTACAAACCTAAAGCTATCTTCAAAGGGGTCGCCTGTTTTATTGTGTATATGATTCTCATTAGGCAATGTTCTTATCCAGCCATGCGCTCTCATTGAGTCTATATACTGGGCATCCTTTTCGTTGTGACACAGTATCATGCCGCCTTCCATAGTTTGTAGATGGTGACTAAAAAAGAACGAGAATGTACCCATGTCACCCCATGTACCTGCTTGCTTACCATTTAGTTCAGCACCAAACGACTCACAATTATCTTCAAACAAATGTATATTGTTGTCATTACAGATTTCTGATAGCTCTTCTAGATTAGAAGGGTTGCCAAGTAAATTAACTGTAAGAACAGCTGCAACATTGTACTGAGATATTGCTTTCTTTACTTGCTCTATGTCTAAGTTAAGTGTGTGTAAATCTACATCACAAAAAATTAATTTAAGTCCATACTGTTGTAGTGGAAAGTATGTTGTAGACCACGATACAGCAGGTACAATAATGTAGTCGCCTTTATTTAGTTTATAAGAGTCATTATATATAGCAGAACCAATCATAAGTAGGTTAGCTGACGACCCACTATTTACCATCTTGGCATAAGGCACACCCATAAACTCAGCAAACTGTTTTTCAAAGGTGGCTACCTCTTCACCCATAGTATACCTACCAGATTTAATTACCCTCTGGATAGCATCAACCTCTTCAGTACCCCATGTATCACAGCTTAGTGAATAGTTCATATCATTCTTATAAACGGACTGTTTACCCTTTCCAGTTCTGTACCAATCATATCGTCCATTAGTGATTTAAAGTTATATTCAAACTTCCACCCTAATTCTTTTTGTGCTTTACTAGAATCACCATTTAACAGCTGCACTTCAGCAGGTCTAAAAAATTCTTTACTACAATCAATTACACATTTGTTTTTGAAGTAACCCTTTTCTTCAATGCCCTCACCCTTCCAACTCAAGTCCATACCTAATTTACTAAATACATATTCACAACACTCTTTTACTGAGTGCATCTCACCAGTTGCTAACACATAGTCTTCTGGTTTATCCTGTTGTAACATTAGATACATACCGTTTACATAATCTTTAGCATGTCCCCAATCTCTTTGGGCATCTAGATTACCAAGCGTTAATTTATCCTGTCTATCTTCTGCTATAGCAATAGCACCCTTCACAATTTTTTGTGTAACAAAATCGTTACCACGATAGGGAGACTCGTGGTTAAATAATATGCCATTACAGGCAAACATATCGTAGGATTCCCTGTAGTTCTTTACCATCCAGTATGCAAACAACTTGGCTACCCCATACGGAGAGCGTGGATAGAAGGGCGTTGTTTCTGTTTGTGGTGTCTCCTGTACCTTGCCATATAGCTCCGATGTGGACGCTTGATAAAATTTGGTATGATTCTCCATACCAAGCATACGAATGCACTCTAAGAGCCTTAATGCCCCCATAGCGTCAACGTCAGCGGTGTATTCTGGTACGTCAAATGAGACACGCACGTGAGACTGTGCTGCTAGGTTATATACCTCATTAAATATGTGCGTATCAAACAGCCTGACAAGGCTGGCAGTGTCAGTTAAATCACCATAATGAAGATGTAGTTTTTCATTACCATATATTTTTTCTATTCTTTTTAGTTCGTCAGATGATGTGCGGCGGCGTAGTGCATGTACCTCATATCCCTTATCTAATAGAAGCTCTGCAAGATATCCCCCATCTTGTCCCGTTATGCCTGTGACAAAAGCTGTTTTATTATTTCTCATGTTTTACGCATCCTATATAAAGACCTTGTATGTTTATAAATTACTTTAGGGCAGTGGTCATCATAATATATTTGATGTCTTTTTACAGATTTATCTTGGCAATGATATGTGCAACGCCTTACTAAAACATTCATTTGTCCATCCATAGGTGCTTGTGTTACACCTTGTGTTGTAAGAAAACACAGGACTCTTGCTACCTCAAGTATTGTCATTTGTTAAATACCTCTGGATTGCTTTCTGCTTTATGAAAAGTTCCTACTGTTACAGCTATTGCAGCTAGTAATATAATATGAATGACTGCAGAAAACCCAAACATCCATAAGCTACTAAGCCACAGACCAAAGGCAATACACCACATCCAAGCTAGAACCTGAAGTATCATGTGCCGTGTATTAACATCAGGTATATTTTTTAGTGGGCTGTGGTTGGCATCCATTACACCGTTCCAAGAATTATATATAAACTGTCTCATTCTTTATCCTCAAAATCTTCTGGAAATGTTTTAATTAATATTTCGTATACCTTTTCTTTACCTATAATCTTCATTGACTCAGATATGCTTGCCTCTAAACCATCTAGGTCATCAGGTGTGTCGTCCTCTTGATTATTACCACGTACACGAGACAAAATTTCTAATGCTTTAAGTGCGGTCTGTCCATGACCTGCATTTTTTGCAGTCTCGTATTGTTTTTCTAATTCAGATACAACATCTATATCTGTTTCTATTTCACTTTCTAATTCTTTTAATCTATCTTGAATCTCGTTTTGTTGTAGTAATCTGTACCCCTGATTATATGCAGAGTTCTCACTATATCCTGCAGATATTGCTGCCTTTGTTGCATTGCGGTGCAAGACATAGTTCTGACAAAATTGTTCTTGTTTAGGCTTTAAGTCTGTCATCTAGAAACTCTTGAAAATAATTCAACTCTTCGTTATATGGAGACTGATTGAATACTTGTGCAGCAAGAGTATCTTTGCCATAGAACTTAACATTTAAACCAATATCTTTTTTATCAAACATTTTTTCTAAGTCTTGAGCCAGCGCAAGAAGCTCTCCTGTTGTCCAAAATTTAACACCTCCTGTTTCGACATGGATATATTTAGGATTTCCCATACCATCTAAATCATCCTTGCCCTTCTCTGCAATCTTCTCTGTAACAGAACAATCAAACCCAAACATGTGTATGTTTCTATACCCAAGCGTATCTAACAAACCAAGAGTACGTGTTGCTGAACATGTGCCACCAGAAATTAATAAGGCTCCCTTTTCAATGCCAAGCTCGTCATTTATTTTTACACGGTCTGTAACAGACATGTCACGAACAGCATCTGTAAAAGCATGGAACCCTAATATGTTATCAGTTTTTTCTAGTATGTAATCAGTAACAGAAAGGTCTGTCATGCTGGCAATAAAGAAGATAGTTGATGGGTCAATCTTTTTAAATAAATCTTTTCTTATAAATCCATGTGTGCTTTCGCCTTCTAGTGGTCGGGGGTCTAAGACTACGCAACCAAAAGGCTTTATATCATTATTAAGAAGACGGGGATAGGAATGTTTTACACAGAAAACTTTAGCATTATATTTTTTTTGTATGCGTTTAACCTCTAGGAAATCTACTTGACCTCCCGATACGATTATTGCATGGTCATCTGTAGCTTTGTAGTTCTGAACCCAATCAAAGTTTTTAATTTTCTTTATATTACCTTTAATATTATTCTGTATATCATCGGTAGGCATTGAGTCTTTAGGCTTAACAATAATAGGAACCCTTGTTAGTTCTGCTGGTATATCTTTTTCTTTTTCATCTACAACAACAGCAATATGTGCTGTCCACCCAAGCGATGTTGCATCTTGAGATGGAAGAACATTTCTTTTCTTTCCTTCTATTGAATCAAATGTTTTAATTGTACCACAGTATTTCTCTTCTTCAACAGACTTACCATCGTCAGTATAAAAGTCATCAAGGACTACCACGGGAACGCTAGAAAGATAATTATAGTCACTAGAAACAGTTTCATATGAATGCCCACCATCAATGTAAGCAAAGTCTACGTCATCACGCCTTGCCTTTTTTAGAGTTTCTTTTGTGTCACCTTTATGTAACATCCAGCTAAACTCTTTTCCTTTTTCTGTCATCTTATCAGAGAACTCAAGCAGTCTTTTGTTTACTGCTTCTTCTGAGTTATGCTGTTTAATGTTTAGTTCTTTTTCGTCTGTCTTACTCGTTGCATCCTCAAACAAATCAAAGCCACGATAGTGTACTTTGTCTACCTTTTCAAAAGCAGCCAGAGCCATTTCGATAGCACGACCACCATTCCATGTACCTGTTTCTAGTATAGTAAACGTGTCCCTGTCCTCTGCGTAATGACGAACTAAGTCAGCAAGTTGTTTATATCGCTTTGGACCCGTGACATCAGGAGATGTTTCACCGTATTTTAGATTGCCTTTATTGTGAGTAAAGAACTCGCCTAATATGCACTGTTCAAAAGCAGCAAGACCACGCATACCCTCTGTTAGATTACGTACCCGTGCGCCGTGTGCTTCGTATATTTTAAGAAGGCGGGTGTAGACAAAAGCATCAGTCCATTCACGATAGCCGAATACTTCATTAGTATCAAACGCACCACGAATATCTACTATATGTGAAGCTGCATTATGAAATGCCATGTTCCATGCGGTAAATCCTGTTTCGCTGTAGTCAATATCTGTTCGACCAAGATGCACCATGTCTACCTCGTCAATCATAATTTTAGCTGCAGCTTCTGCATTAAATCTTTTCTTTGTTATTGTATCGGCATCTAACCAAGCCAGCCATCCTTTATAATCTTCGTCAATAAGTTTAAATGCTAGGTCAGAGTATGCATATACTTTGTTACAAAAGCGAACAGCATCAAGCCTGTAATTGTATGGTGCTTCAGCAAAGCGACCATTCTTATCTGCGTTACGCTCAATAAAATTATTACGTTCTTCAATATCTTCTATATGGGAATAAGTAATAAAATCTGCTTGTGGCAGTTCATCAGACTTACCATCGTAACCTTCAAGATAAACATAAAGTTTAAAGTCAGTTGGCTTCCATTTTTCTATCACAGATTCCAACATGCTTTTAGCATAGACATCATAGCTTTCTTTTTGGAAGCTAGTTACAAAAGTATATTTCATTACAGAGTCTCTAATATAAGTTGGGTTTCTATTTCTTGTTCTGTTTTTTTCCACTCTTCTGCGTAAGCCTCATCAATAGGACGAGAGGGTTTCCATTCAGGGAACCACGGGCCACCTGTAGTAAAGTGTACATTCTTTGCTTCTGTGTTGGGGTCAGAGTGTCCGTCTAGCCAGTTCCACTCTTGGTGTATCGAACCAATCTCGTCATCCATTAACCAACCAAAAGAATGCAACCAAGAACCTGACTGAAGATTAACGGCATCAACAGTTAGGGCAAGGTTGCTTGGGTGACTGCAGTTATATAAGACAAAGCTAGACCAGTTTTTTCTGCGATAACGTGTTTGTGCTACACCGTCTAGCTTAGTTCCTTCTGGCGGCTCATACTTGTGTTTAACACAATAAGCAGCATAGCTTTCATCATTGTATACTTTAAAGATACCATCAATGTCTGCACGTACCAGCATGTCGCAATCCATAAACAAAGCCCATCCCTGATACTGATTTAAAGCAGGAACAAGGAACCTAGTAAATGTGAAGTCAGTACTAAAAGGTTTATTATCGAACTGGTCGTATCGTTGCTTTGTATCATGGGAAAATACACGATAGCTACGGCGATACAAACCAATGCGGCGTAGAGCAGGCTCCATAAGAGGAACAATATTATATTTGTCATTATACTTTTTAATAGAATGTACTAGAACTTCATAACCTCTATGGTCTTTTAGGTCATAGCCGACATAAATAACTGGTTTTAGTTTATGCATTCAATCTCCTTTTAGTTGATGGTGGGAAGGGAGAGAGGAACCTTGAGAGAGAGTAGGCACTTCCCACCATCAGTATAATTATACAAAATTATAATTACAAAGTCAAGAAGTATTTTTACAAGTACTGTTCTATGATTTGTATTTTTTCATGTGCTACGGCAATCTTTTCTATCTGGCTTTCGATAGCCTCTGCAATATCTGGATGCTCTCCTATACCTGCAGGGTTATTTATATAGACATCTATGTTTGCCTTTGCCATAGCAATTTCACCCTCTAGTTTTTTAATAATTGCTTCTAGCATTTTAGTCTCCTGTAAGTGTTAGTTCTGCGTTTAGTTCTGCAAACCCACCAAGGTACGAACCATTAATTCTAATCTGTGGTACTGTTTTCTTGTGAGGAAAAAGTCTTGCAAACTCTTTAACATCTATATCAACTCCTACTTCGTAGTAAGTGTAGGGCAGTCCTCTATCTTCGCACAAAGACCTTGCTTTATGACAAAAGTCACAGTAAGCCTGTCCGTATATTTCAATCTTTTCGGTCATCACGCTGCCGTTAAGTCAACGACCTCGCAGGAATCACCAGAGCAAGCTAATGTCTGCATACCTGCAGTGTTGTCTTCCTTCTCGTACTCAGATAGTTTAGCCCAGTCGATTGACTTAGGAGTTTGCTTGAGCGCACTCTTGTAGGTGGCTTCGTCACAGTCCTGATAGGGAGCCTGTGCATAGGTGTGGTCGCTATGTGGCAGGAAGGATACACCAGAACAGATGTCAAAGTTATCATACACCCAAGCACCTACCTTGAGCCACTCTGCATCACGAACTGTAATAGTTACTGATGGTTTATGTTCACACCAGTCTAAAGCATAGGTCTTCCATAACTCAAGTTGTTCAATAGCAGACATGTCATTGCGTGTTATAGCGTTGTCAGGCGAAGCCATAGGAAAGCTAAACACTGTAGTGCTGTCAGGCTTCATAACACAAGGCTCTGCAGGAATACCTGAGTCTTTCATAAACTGTGTTAACGGGTCTTTGTTATCACCCCGTACAGTTCGGATATAATACGAACTATGACGAGCATGAATGCCAGAGGCACTATCAACAAGCTGCGATACAGTACCCGAAGGCTTGACACATGTGATGGCCGCAGATGCACTAATTCCAAGTTGCTGTGCAAAATCGTTGTTTGTCTGTACAGCTGTGTCACGCAACTTTTTAAGAAGTTTTCCAGATGGTTTATTCGTAAGTTCATTGTCCATAATACCTGTCAGGCTTACACCCAACAGCCTTTCCTCTTCTGTATTCTTTTTCCACACAGGACGCAAGTACGGCATGTGTGTATACATAGATTGTATTGTTCCTAGAATGGTTGCCAGTTTTACTTTCTCTGTAAGTGTCTTCTCTGTATCTGTTGGTCGTATCACAACCTCTGTCAGATTACAGAACTGATAGGGGCGTAGGATAATCTCACTACATGGGTTTGTACCCCAAGCCATGCCTGTCTTGCGGCGACCATTGCGTTCAACATGTTTGTCTGCCGCATCACGACTGAAGATACCACGCTCACCAGACTTAGACTCTACCAATGCAAGCCACTCACGCATGAATGTTTCCATAGCAGGTTTCTCAGTGTAGGCAACAGAGTTGTTAGCCAATGCACGTTGCCCATCGTTCTCCCACCATTGTCCTGACTTTGCATGACGCATACGGTCGTCAGACAAGTTAGACAGACTAATCATTGCACTACGGCGCACACCACCAACAACTACAACCTCGCCAATCTTACACATGATGTCATGGCATTCAATACTATTTAGCTGACGACCAGCCGCTTCCTTAAACTTTGAAACAACAAAGTTAAACAAGTCATTAAGAGGCTCTGGGCCTGATGCACGACCACCAAATGTTTTTAGTCTGGCTCCTGCTGGTCGAATCTTTGACAAGTCCCACTTGGGTATGTCGCCTACATACAGCAGACTGATAAGTTTGCGTAGCCCTCTTGCCCATCCCTCTTTGCTATCTCCAACAACGATTGTATCTCCGTTATCAAATAGTTCATTCGGGACTGTCGGTAG